ATTTCCGATGTTTAATTGATTGTCTACTGTGACATTCGTAGAACGGGTGTGTCCGTTGACATCAAGGTCAACAGTTGGAGTTGCTGTGCGTATCCCGATTCGAGAGTTCACAACATCTAGATAGAGTAGGTCTGTCTCGAATGCCAAATTTTCGCCTGCGCGAAGAAGATTTGACTTCAAGAGCTGACCGGAAATGCGACCGATAGCCATTAGCTCTCCAATTTACCCGGTGTTACACCGTTAACCAGATTCTCAGCTCACGCTCTTTGCCGGTTTACCGCAGTCGAATCCTGCAAAAATGGTCGTTTCTGCAATTAAAAGTATTTATCAATTTTGAAAAATTACCCCAACATCAGGGTATAGACATGGCCGAGATCTTCCATGATTGGCACATCAACTTCAATACCGCCACCTGTGCTCACTGACCACACCGTGCCGTCGTAGCATTCTAGATATCCTTCATCGGTGTTCCAGCGAGTTTCACCTACTTCTGGACTGACTCTTCTTTGAGAATTATCTCCTGAGGGAATCACAAACCCATTAGTATCCATGAATCTCAAATACCCAATGCCTGCTGTGCTAGAAAAAGTCAAGGGTGTATTTAAAAGGTTGGTTATGTCATTGTTCTGCCACTGTATAGATTCTATACGTGTGATGCCTGTGAACGGTAGTAATCGCACATCGTCATTGCTCTGCGTGGCTGATATTTTATTAATAGTTCCGTCTAATCTAAGTTGTTCACTGACTATCACTGACTGCGATCTTAATCCACTGCCAGGCCATGCTCCAGTCGTTATATTAGTCCAGTCCGGTGCGTGTATTTGGCTCCAACGTCTTACACTGCTGTCACCTGCGTCTGCTCCCATGGCATAGATCAAGTCATCTCCGGGAATGATACTTTGTGTGAAATCAGTGTTTATGATCACAGTGTCAAATGTTTGATTATCACCAAAGGTCAGGGTGCCTTGACTTGAAAGATTGCCGCTGATACCGATATTGCCGCTGACTGCAAGATTTCCTGTGATATTGGTATTGGCTATTAACTCCACTGTTCCTGAGCCGTTAGGGTCTAGGACTATGTTACTGTTAGATACACTGGATATAAGATTGCCATCTAGGATAAGATTGTCTGTGCCAAGTCTATCATGAAATATTTCACCACCACCGTTGATATAAACATCAATACCACCCACGCTGGTAGAAATAGTGTTGGGTGCATTAAAACGCAAGTTGCCCGGAGCAAGTTGTGTAACCACTGTGAAATCATTGGTGTAGATGTTGTTGTTAACATCAAAATCGTAGATAGGCACATCGGTATTAATACCTATAGCAGTAAACGGTGTAGATGTGCTACCAGCTTTTCCAAAATTAGGATCAGAATCTTCGTTTAGGGAAACTCCTGTTGTTACAGGTGATACTTTAAGGTATAATAGATCAGTTTCAAACGCAAGGTCAACACCGGCACGTAACAGGTTGTCTGTTAATACTTGACCACCTATGCGCCCCAATTGACTCATGCTTAGTTGGCGTATCCGTAGTATACAGTTACGTAGACTGGATTGCCGCCTCCTCCTGTGTTTGGTATTGCTGATGTAAATCCGAGATAATATCCAGCAACTCGCACTTTACCTGTGCCTGTGGGGGTTCCGCCAGATTTGGTGAATACTGTACCTACTGTGTTTGCTGCGGCACCAAATGATGTAAATGTTGTAGATCCCACTGAAGTAATTATATAACTAGTACCGTTATTACCACTGTTCAATGCTGTAGCATTAATTTCTGAACCTGTTCCTGTGCTTGTGGGATTTTGATTTATTGTAAAGTTGGTAGAAGAAATCTGCATGACGTTTTCTACCAACACTATTACATTGTCTGCACTGGCAGCGTATGATGGCGCAAAAATGCTGTTCAACGGTCCAAAAATAGTAGAAACACCGTCTCCTGGACCTAGTGTTTGTTTAGTAATAGCAGCAGCAAATGGACTAGCCACTATGACCCAGGCACCACCTACATAAGCTTCTAGTGCTGGAATCGTTGTGTTGTAACGAATAGTGCCGTTGGCATCTGTAGGTTGACGCACACTACTTAGTTGCGGGCGTTGTGCCGTTGTGCCTTTAGGTAACATCATGCCTCCATTAGCATTGACCACTACTCTGTTACCAGGCCCGTTGCCGGCAGGATAATAAATCAACGCACGATCGTTGATGCTAAACTGCGAAATATTTTTGGTCTTTAAGAATTTCATACAGCTAATACACTCACGGTTACAGATAGTCTTGCAGCCGCTGAGGTGCCGATCCATATTTGATCACCGCTGGCCAACACTATACGTTCTTCAGAAAAGAACACAGTCTCGCCAGCTGGCACAACAAGATTGCTGACTACGAGATTTCCAGCTGCATAACTTAGTCCGCTTCGAACTACATGAATATTTACTGTGACGTTGTTAGTAGTTTCGTCTGCAGGATCGGGCGCTGCTGTGTTGCACAATGCTATAGTAGTAACTGCATTTTCTCTACCAATTACTCCTCCTGCGATAGGGCCGCCTGTGGTTGAGCTGGTAAACACTTTGACTGGTATTGTAACGTTGGTGGAATCTATCAGTGATAGTGTACCTTCTGGATTTTCATAGTTTCTTATCATATGTGTCTCTTAAAATAGCATGCTGAATACCAGTGCTTTGTTTTTACTTATTAACTCACCGTTTTGTTTTGCAGTTTCTGCGCTGTCGTTGACAAAATATACTCCTGTAGTGCCTGTGCCAGGCACAGCTGCATACAACAACACGTTGTCGGACACATAACTAGGAACAGTGTTAATTTTCTCAAACTGCATGGCATAGTTGGTTTGAAGTTTGCCTGTGCCTTGTGTCCGAACATAGATGTTTTCATTGGTTATACCGGCACGACTTGAAATTTCATTGCGATCCAAGCCGCCACCGATTTCTAAATCTCCAACTTCAAATCTATTTGTATAAAACTGTCCGACTAGAGCACCGTCTACTATTATCGAAACTGCACTTTCACCGAAGGTATTATAACTAGTGGTAGCTGTAAAATAGGCCAGCGATCCAGCTGTGCCTGCGATATCAGGAGAGATATTTTTGTCAGCAATAATAACTCTAGTATCTTGAAGTTGAGGAGCAACAATTTGAAAAGTAGGATTGTTAAGAATTGAATCATCAACATATTTTTTATTAGGAAGATCGTCGTCATGTGTGACTTGATCTTCATAATTTATAGTACCTATAACTTTAGCTACTCCGGTGCCTGTGCCTATCAGTGTGAGGTCACCTGAATCAGTAGTGCTGTTTGTTAGTATCTGTTTGAGTCTTAGACTACTGGCATCAAAGTTAAACGGTCCTGGCGCAGAACCATGTGCTAGTATCCATGAGTCAGTGCTTTCGTCGTAGAGGAAGCTGGCATTGTTCTGTGGGGTCACTGAGGTAGTGTTACCACGTTCGATTTCAATACCTGAATATATCAAAGATACGCCTGGTCCAACTTCTCCAGTGTTCAAAGATATAATGTTATCTTCAATGGTTAAATTAGTGGTGCTGATATTAAACGTATCACCTTCGACTACTAGATTACCAGTAACTCTTACCGAACCACCACTCACAGCAGGGCCAGTGTCAAGTGTTATCTTGGCACCATCGCCTGCTCGAATGTTGTAGTCACCGTTGACTCTGAGAAACTGTCCCATTTACAATCCTAGATTATAGTGCAACTAATAAGATATCGTCAGATCCAGAATCGTCTGCCATATACCATTTATAGCGAACACCGCTAAAATCAGTAGCAATACGCTTGGTTAACATTCTACGACCGTTGGTAGCTTGATTATTATCAGCAGCTACACGACCTGTCATTAACATTTCGCCTGTTGATAGTTTGTCGCTGTCTTTGTCGGCCAATCTACATAGTCCTGTTGCACTGTCTGATACATCAAATACAGTATAGGCTCTTGTACCTTTTTGTTTAAGAATATACACATCATCTCTGATTGTACCGCCGATATTAGCAACGACTCTAATACCTGTATTGCTTGCATATGTGCCAAAAACTTCAACACCGTTTACATCTCTTTTTACTGGACGTCCCATTTGATTCTCCTTATGTTTGACGTTCTAGGTCTACGCGGCGGGTACCGCATAATAAATTCTAGATACTTTATTTATCCGCGGCTTAGTAGACTCATCAGTTCCATTTTTTCTACAGTGTTTAATATTGTATTGATGGCATCAATTTCTTGTTGTGCTTTTTCTAAATATCCGCGATGTTTGGTTTGCCTATACAAGACCATTATTTTACTGTGCGCAGTAATGTGTTGATTTATTATTTTTTCAATGCGTTGCACATCATGTGTAAACATAGGAAAGCGATGTCGCCATGCCGTAAACTGTTCACGTAGTTGTTTGAAGTCTTGTTCCGATTCCACTTTCATCCCAATATTTAAGTCAAACAAAAAGCACCCGAAGGTGCTTTTTGAAGTTGCGTTATACGTGTTACAGATTAAGCAAAACGTAGGTTAGCGGATGTTACAGCAACAGTCGCCAAGTAATCAGCTGCATTACCTAGAGAAGAAGCTGTGTTTGTCAACTCAACATAACCATAACGTGTCATGAATGACACGACTGGTTCGAAAGTTGCTGGGTCAAGAACAACACCACTGCTCATCAATGGAATGTATGGGCAATAGAATGCTGCTGCGTCAGATTCGCTAGAACCTTTGTAACCAACTAGAACGTTGTCGTTCTCTGCATATGTGTTAACATACACTTTCATTGCTGAATTCAATGTGCCAACAAACTTGGTGTTTGTAGGAGCTTCGAATGTGCCTTCTGTTGTGCGAGCAAAAGCAGAAGTAGTAGCACTTTGCAACAATGTTAATGTTGTTGGTGATACAACTGCCCAGTTACCTGCACCACGACGTGTACGCTGAGCGATCAAGTTAGCAGCACGGTTGATTTGAACTGCCAATGCGGCATGCTCGTCACCAACGAATGTTGCTGTACCAGATACAGCAGCTTGGTCATATGTTAATACTGTTGAAGACAATGTAGCCAAGCTACGTAGAACTTCTTGATCGATCTCAGCTGTGATCTCTTGTGCAAGAGCAGCCATGATTTCTGCTTCGATGTCAATGCCTTGTTGGGCTTGTGCATCTTGAGCAGCTTCAAAAGTCCAGCGAGCTGACAACTTACGTGTCTTAGCTTCAACTGTTTGTTTCAAGATTTGAATACTTAGCTTGTTACCAGCTACACCTTCTAGTGCTGCTGTTGACGCTGGTTTACCAGTTGTGGCTCCAGAATAACCTTCAGCAATCTTGAATGGGCTTAGTGCCTCTTCGCCAGGTGTTGTAGAACCACCAGCACTCGCACTAAATGTATCGCTGTAGCGAACACGTAGAGTGTGGATTTGTCCAACTGGACCTGTCATTGGTTGTACACCAACTAGTTCATTAGCAATGACTGTTGGCATTACACGTCTGATCACTGGAAGGATCACACGATTTAGTGTTGCTACGTTACCGGCGGATGTTGCTCCAGCGGTGGCACTCTCTGCCAAATACTTGCGGGTATTTTCTAGAGTTGTTGCCATTACTGAACGCTTGTTACCTTGAAGACCTTCTAAAAGGGCGTCTTTGGTTTCCGACCAGCGTGACTCGAGTAATTGTGACATTATAGTTCTCCTTAAACTTTTAGTCCCGCAAGCCTGCGGATGTCAAATATCTCAGCGGTTTTTTCTTCTTTACCGCTGGATTGAGGTGCCTGTTTATCGCCTGTAATTTCTTTGCCTTCTGATAGTACTTTCTTCGCCGGTGCTCCACCATTCATTACTGCTGGTAGGTATTTGTCGAAAGCTGTACGTAGCTTTTCTGTTTGTGTTGATTCAAGCAGACTTTTCATGACTTCACGTTTGTCACCAGCCAAAGGATTTAGCAATTCGCTCATAACTTCCTTGCGTTGATTACTTTCTTTGATGACATGTAGTTCACGTTCTTTCTGTGCTACTTGTTGCTGTGCTTCTGCAACCATTTTTGCTGCTTGTTCCAATTCAGATTCTCTTGTCATCATAACTTTGAGAAGTTTTGCTGTTTCAGATTTCTCATTTAGATGACTTGCAGCATATTCGCTGGCAAATGATTCAAAAATTCTGCGACCAAAGTCATTTCTTCTAGCTGATTCAATGTCTTCCTTGAGCTGAGTCATTTCAGAACGTAGACCGTTCTGCACTGTTTCTGCTACTTTTACGGAAGCTGTGATAAATTCTTTCTTGAGATTGTCAAACTTGGCTCTGCTTTCGCGTACTAATTTTACTTTAGTTTCGGCCAAATCTTTCTTATCTGTGTGGAATTCTGCGATTTCTTTCGCCAGGGCATCCACGATAAAAGATTCTAATTTTGCAACATTGTTTGCAACTGTCTTGCGATCTTCGTGTAGTTCTGCCAATTCTTTGTTAAGATTATTAAAGATAAATGATTCCATTGCTTTGGAATCGTCTTTCATTTTCTTAGTATACTTGGCGCGGGCTTCGATAAGTCCTTGGCGATCTTCTGCCAATTCACCTAACTCTGCCTGCAAGCGATCTGTTAGCATAGCTTCTACAGCTTCTACCATTGCGCCTTTGTCATGCTCATACTTCTGAGCAAATTCTTCACGTAGTTCAGCGGTTACTTGATCACGGCTTTCTTGAATTCTGCTTTCCCAAGCTGATTCAATTTCCGATTTGATTTCTTCGGAAATCACATTGTTTTCAAACAATTGTTTTACGATGTCTAGCATGTGATTCTCCTACTGTTATTTGAGTCCAGAGATTATTCTCTTGAGACTTTCTGCTAAGTATTTTTGAGCCTTGGGGTCGCCTTGAACTTCTTGTGCTATTTGATATGCCTTGTAACCGCCTGTGTTATTGATTAAATGTTCGTATACTGGTGTGGGATAAGCTCCCGGGGCGCTGGGCTGTGCTACCACATCTACTGTGATTATTTCAAAACCCTGCACTTTGCCACTACTGTCTACTTCGCCGGATCCTCTGGAACTAACACCCAGTTTAACTCCTGCTTCCAACATGGACTGAATCAACTGCCCCATTGGAGTTGGGAGTATTTTTAGTTTTCCGTAGCCGTTAGGACCATCCATCCACATCTTGGTAATCATATGACTAACACGATCTAGATTAATTTTTAAATCCTGAGGATGATCAACTTCTCCAAGAACGGAGTAGCCACCAGCGATCTGTTCATTGAGCGTTTTGACAGCCCTGCCAATTTCTTCAGAAGAGTAAACACGCTGATTTGCATTCCGGATGTCTCCTTGAATGCAAATGCCGTTTAGATGCAGCGACTTTTTACCGTCGCTGCCTTCGTCGCGCTCCAAGACAATCTTAGCCTGGTCAAAACTCAAATGTTCTGATAGAGTAGTTTTCACCTTTGTCAAGTCCTATTATCTACGACCACGGAAAAGGCTTTGCTTGTTGTCTGGTGATTCTTTTGCACCAGCTTTTTCAGCACCATGTCCGGGCTCTTTCTTAGAAAACGCATTACCGTTCTTAGCACCTGGGACATTGATGTTGCCAGCATTATCTTCGGTCGGCTTGCCTTTCAGCAATCCTGAACCTTTTAATTCACCTGTTTCTGAACCAGGGGCACCGTTCTTGCCGCTTAGAATGTTGGCAGTTGTACCGCCCATGTCATTCTTGCCAGCTACGATAGACTTGTTGTTAACACCGTTATCGCCCATTTTAGCTGGTGCAACTTTCTCAACGTATTCACGAACAGTGGCTAGATCAAAATTGTCTTTCATTTTTTCATCGCCCATGTCGCCCATGTCATCATCGCCCATGTCGCCCATGTCGTCACCGCCTTTGAGTTCATCAAATTTGGCCTGTAATTCATCTACAATACTGTCAAGATCTTGGAACAACTCTTCTTCAGACTTGTCACCCATGTCTTCGTCATCCATTTCTGCATCGATGTCGCCTTCTAGATCGTCAGTTGGATCTCCGCCCATTGGGCTCATATCGTCATCGCCTTCAATGGCAATGTCTTCAAATTCTTCGTCGACTTTGTCTTCTTCTGCATCATCATCTTTAGCAGCTTCGTCCATGTCTTCGTCGTCTTCATCTTTTTCTTCTTCTTCAGCAATTTCGCTGTCGATCAAAGATTCATAGATTTCACGAGATTTTGTTACCACATATTCGTGGAACAATTCTTCTGCTTTAGCTTGGTCATCGTTTACTAGATTCTCAAGCATCTGTTGTAATAATTTATTGTCGGCCATGGTATTCTCCTCAAATGGTATGGGCTGTTGTTTATTTAACACGAAGATTACAAACAGGTGTTAAATGGTAGTTTTTTGATTGATTTGATCTGAATATATAGTATCAGGAAAACTTCTACTAAATTCATCGTAGGTGATATGACTGAGATTAGTCAGGGCAGGTCCTAGTTTGTCCGGGATAAATGCTCCAGGTTCTATGACTCTAAAAAAATGTGTGTGACGGAATTCTTTAATTACTTTTTCAGTTTGACTTAACCAGTTTCCGTGATAAGTGGCAGCATCTGTTGATTTTTTATAGTTAAATGTATCTGCGTATATGTTATTAAATTTGCCGTTCAATCCTTGATAGTCAAAGCCAAAAATATAGATACTTTTATGTTCTTGAGTAGCTGCAAACCATAGTGCTGTGGGCCCTGAACTCCATCCCTTGTGCGGGCTAAAGAAGTTTATACTATGTTTGGTTTGTATGCCTTTGTTGGGATTTGTCCAGACTTGATGCTTTTTGTTATAGCCAGACTCAATGATTTCGTTGACCATTTTCACATCTACAGCTATTAGATAGTGGGGTTCAAACTCACGATACTGTGCATTACAGCCGTAGGTTACACCGTTAGTCATTAGAGATCGTAGATTCAAGCACTGTCGACTAGTGCCGTTGCCTATAACAAACGCGGGGTTATTATGCAGGTGCTGCTTCTTCGCCAACTGGAGTTCCATACATTTGTCTTATAAAATCCAGTTCAGATTGAGATTCTAATTGATGTGCTTCGCTTTGAAGCCTCAGTTGATTGATTTGTCGCAGCGTAAGACGTATCTTTCTTGTGTCTTTTTTGCCAATGATGCTGCGATCTCTGCTGGATTCATATCTACGATCTTGAGCAAAGTCGTTGTTTTTTTCGTTGAAGTAAAAGAATTCGTTAAGAAGCATAATGTATTTATTATTGAACTGGTGCTTCTGGTGCTGCTTCTGCTCCGGCATCTGCTCCAGGTTCTGCAGCAGCAGCCATGTCTAAAGGTGCTTCTGCTTCTTGAGCGCCAGCATCTGCAGCCATGCCTCCTGGTGTTACACCTATGCCTCTCAACTGACTCTGCGCATCGGCAGGTGCTTTAATATTAGCACCGTTTTCCTCACGCCATAATCTTTCGTTTTCTTTGATCTCATCTTCGGTCATGCCTAAGAATCGTTTCATAGCAAAACGCTTGCTGAGATGCGGAATCTGTACCACCTGTGAAAACGTTGCTGCTCTAGCTGTGTCTAATTCACTTTGACGATAAGCAGCAAAATTCTGCGGCTGATTAAATTTAAGTTCAAACAAGCCATTGTCAATGTTTACACCTTGGTCATTAAGCCACAGCTTGAATTCAAGATCAAATGTTTCTACTATGATGCTCTGTAGACGTTTGCAGTATTCGTTAAAGCGCAGTTCTTGTATGTAAGCAGTGCCTACTTTGCCATCAGACACAGTGTTGGCTTGTTCATCAATAGATGTAGGTAGGTATGAAGCAGGTATGCGCAAAGCACGGAACAGTTTGTTAGTAAAATAACGTAGGTCTGTGATTTCACCTAGGTTAGTACCGCCTGGCAGTGTTTCAACTTTTGATCCACGACCTTCTGCAGTCTGTGGAAAGAAATAGTCTTCGTTTACACTTAGAGGATTATAACTGGCGTCTATGACGTTGGCTCCACCACCTGTTGAGCTAGGAATACGTCTTTGTTGGATTTCGTTTTTAACACGTTCAACAAAGCTCATGGCCATGTGTGCCGGCATATTTCCAACGTCCACATAGAAAATACGTCTTTCTGGAGCACGTTGTATACGATAGATAATGATAGCATCTTCAAGCAATTCTTTCTGCTTGTAGACTTTGAATACTGATTCTAGTAGACTGTTGCCAAAAGGATAGTTGTTGTCCAGGCCTTCTGACAATGAAAGATGGATAACATGCTTGGCATCTACCGTGATTTCGTTGGTCTGATTACTGAATCTTGTTCCTACTGAACGTGCTGCATCACCTGCAAATCCTCTACCACCTCCACCACCTCCAGTTGTATATGAACTAGTACCGCTAGGGGCTGTGTTTGTAGTATTATGTGGTGTTGTAGCTATGAATTCTTTGAAGTTGAAGTTAAGATCACGGATCACATACTGTTCAGGAATCTTGCCTTCTGATTCATTGACGATGATCTTTGTGACTTTAGAAGCATCTACAAACAACCATTTTTTGGTTTCTGGATCGCGAATAAAAAAGCAGTCACCGTATTTGAATGCGTTGCGTAGTATGCGAAAGATTCTAGTTTCAAAACTATTCTGCTTGCACCATTTCTGTAGGCTGTCTTTGAGTATTTTAACTTCAGTAGCCGTGGGCTCACCGCGGAAAAATGTGTGGAATGGTGTGGCGTTTTCTTTGTCTTTTTGAGTGCAGAATTCTGTGAGTATGTCCAAAGCAGCATTGACTTCTGAGTCCATGTCCATGGTATCATACTGCATGTATCGTTCAATGCGATTCGGTGAACCTGCGTAAACATCTGGTAGATAGCTGGAGTAATTGGCGCGAGCAGGACCCGGACGACCGCGACCACTTATTGGGCTCATGCTGCCGCCGGTGTTGTCTATGTTAACAGGGGTGAAGTATTTTTTCCAGCTCATGCTTTGTATAGATTCTTATTAAGACCTTTGGTTGCCAGAACACCTTCATAGGTATTTGTAGTGGTCTGCGCCTGCAGTTTTATCATTTGTGCCATCTTAGTATTTAACTCCGCAAGCAATACTGATGGAGATTCTTGAGACTTTTTATCTTGTTCTTGTTTTTCTTTGGCTACTGCATCTTCTTTGGCTTTGGCTTCTGCATCTGCTTTGGCTTTGGCTTCTGCTTCCTGTTTTTTCTTTTCTGCATCTGCTTCAAGAGCTTTTTTGCCTGCGTCAGTTTGTGTGGTAGGTTGAGGTTTAGCTGATGCTGGGACCGCTGGTTTATCTGTAGGAGCTGTGGTAGGTTGAGGTTTAGCTGGTGCTGGGACTGCCGCTTTTTCTTTAGCTTCTGCATCGGCTTTTTCGTTGCCAGACTTTTCAAAATCTTTAATTATTTGTTGTTTTTCTGCTTCTTTTTGAGCCTTTTCTGCTTTAGTAAGTGCTTCTAATTTCTTTTCGGCTGCTTCAACTTTTTCAATAGCTGCTTTCTTTTCAGCTGTGGTTTTGGCTTCTGTTAGTTCTTTGTTAGCAGCATCTTTTTCTTTGCCAATTTCCTGTTTTTTAATTCCAATTTCTACAGAGCCGCCTTGCTTACCGCTGAACTGTTTCAACAGTTCTTCTGGTCCTGCACTGTAGTCTAATAATTTTTCTTGAGCCTTTACCGCAGCTTCTTTGGCTTCTGCTTCTTTTTTTGCTCCAGTTGTGAGTCTATCATGGGTAAGTTTCTTTTCTTTAAATTGAGCTTCGTCTTTTTTCAAACCGGTTATCTGTGCTTTAGTCAGTTCGTCATTGTTGGTTTTACGCAATGCTCTTTCTTCAGCTCGATCTTTTTTACGCTGATCGGATTGTTCTTTACGTTCGGCATATTCTTTTTCACTGATACCTGCTAGGCCTTTAGTTAATTTTCCTATAGCAAATAAAATTTGATCCATTAAATCATCAAAGAATGATCCCACATCTTGAATAATATCCATAAATTTTGCCAAGCCATTAATCACGTCCTTGACAACCGTCCACATACCACCAAGTATAGCTACCACTGCTTTGATAATTGGAGTGAACATAAAATCGAACACTTTAATTAGCACTCCTACAGCCGTACCTAGCACTTGGAACGCTTCTCCTACAAATGCACCTACTTTAATTAATATCTCACCGAACCCTCCTGCGCTTTCTGAAACTCCAAATATGTTGCTCATTAATTCTTTCAAAGGTTGAATGATCTGCATCACGCCATTATACAACCCGTCAAAGGCCAATATAGCTCCTCTAACCAAGCCACCTAGAACCGGAAACACAGCATTCATAATACCGTCAATGAATTCGACTGTACCGCCTAACCCCGAAGCACCAAATTTTTCACTGAGGTAATCTATCACAGGAGCCAACAATAGACTCATGCCTTCCCATATCTTCATGGCCACCGACACTACAAGGTTAAAAGCAGGTACCAAATATTTTTCTGCGAGATTGGCCACTGTGCCAAACGCACTGATTAGGTAGTCTAATATGCCACTGTTAGCCAACAGCATCTTGAATTTGTTACCTACTTCTGCGATTGCAGCTTGGAACTGCTGCATCTTTTGATTCATCTTGTCTGTTTCAGCAGCTGCTTTTTTCTGTTCTTCTGTGGCTTCTTTTATACCATTAGTGTTTATCTGTTGAGTAGCTGCTAATGCGTTAACAGTGCCACCTAGCTCGGCACTGGCAGCTCCTGCGTATTTTATGTTTTGTAATTGTTT